TTAATACACCTTTCAAAGCATCATTATTGTTAACATCCACAACATCAGCTTTGACAACAGGAACTCCAAATTTAATTTGGATTTCTGCACCGTTAAGAGCACTTAACGTCACAAATCACGAAAACACGTGAAATCTTTGGTTTTAATGAAATCGGACAAACTTGGCTTTCAATAAAAAACAAGCAGGATTTTGAATGCAATTTTCAACAAACAACGACACTGTTTGACTAGGAGCTCGTTTGCTTGAGAAGTGATTCAATTCCGGACAATGTTTTTACAAAAATGCATGTACCTCGGCATTCACCGTATCGAATCCTTTGGCGAAAATCAGGAGGTTTTGGCTACTGCCATGAAACCTCCTTAATACATTCCGGACAGTCGTTTTTGGGGCTCCCAACTATTGTGGGCACCGGATAAGCTCTCATCTGGCCTGCGTCATATGGGGCGAGGAGCGACCGCAACAGTTCAGGGTCAAAACTCTCGCGGTCAAGCCAAAGGTCTTCATCCTCCTGCCTCAAGATCACCGGCATCCGGTCGTGGATGTCTGCGACGACCTCGTTAGGCCGGGTGGTAATGATCGTGCAGGTGTGAAGCTTCTGACCGTCGGGAGCTGTCCAGGTGTCAAACAGGCCGGCGAAGGCAAAGGGTTCTCCGTCCCGTATGGTGATTCGCACCGGCTGTTTCCCCCGGTCCATCTGCTTCCACTCGTAGAAGCCGTCGGCGGGGATCATGCAGCGCTTGCGTTCAAACAGCCTCCGAAAAGCCGGCTTCTCCTGCAGCGTTTCGGCGCGCGCGTTGATCATCTTGTATCCGATCTTCTCATCCTGCGCCCACGACGGAACCAAGCCCCAGCGTAATTGGCCGATTCTACGGCGCCCTCCATCAGCAAGTATGGCCGGGATCGTCTGACCGGGGGCGATGTTGTACCGTGGCTTCAGATCAAGCGGGATCTCCTGTAGTTGAAATCGGCTCATCAGTTTTTCCGGGTCTGTGACCAGCGTGAAACGGCCGCACATGGGCAATCCCCTCCTGTCACCATCATACCTCAACAGACAAAAAAATTATCCCCCGCCGTAGCGAGGGAAATGTCAAAGGCGCTGGAGCAAAGTCATTGCAGCATGGAAAACGCCAGTTCTCTGCTTTTATTCTTACTGCATGACACAGTCATAAGACAGGATATAGTCACCTTTCGCTGTAAGAAGGGAATTTCGTTAATTAAATGTAACTTGTACAGGTGTTGTTTTGTATTGCGCAGTAGAACCAATTCCTAACTGGCCACTCTGGTTCATTCCCCATGCCCATACGGTATTGTCAGATTTTACTCCTAAGGAGAAGTTTACACCAGCGGACAATGACTCAAATCCTGTTAACTCTTCAATCTGAATAGGGGTTCTGCTCGATGTTGTATTTCCGTTCCCAAATTGACCAACACCATTATTTCCCCAAGCCCAAACCGTCTCATCACTCTTCTTGGCGAAAGTGTGATTTCCTCCTGCTTCTATGTGAACCACATCTTCTAAACCCTCAATTTTAACAGGGGTGAAGATTGAGCCACTATCGACTCCAAAAATGTCAAGGCTTCTTCCCCAAACCCAAACCGTTCCGTCATTTTTTAAAGCCACTGAATATAAATAACCCGCAGAAATAGCTTTAACATCAACCAATCCTGGCACTTGTACGGGCGTTTTGGAAGCATCTACATCTTGTCCTACACCCAGTTGTCCGTAAGTATTGCGTCCCCATGTCCATACAGTCCCATCTTCTTTCAATGCAATAGTATGCTCTTTCCCAGAAGAAATAGACTGTACTCCGGTAAGAGAAGTTACTTGGACTGGATTATACGTATAAGTCGCAATATCTGGAACTCCAAGGGTACCTCCTTCATTAGAACCCCATGTCCAGACGCTTCCATCGGTTCTTAAAGCTACAGAGAAAGTTGCACCTGTATCGACAGCTTTTACATCCATGAGATTTGGTACTTGGGAAGGAGATAGCACTTTACTACTAACGTTTGGAGAGACACCGACTTGGCCATAAGAATTGTCGCCCCACGCCCAAACAGTCCCATCGTTTTTAATAGCTATATTATTCTGGGAGCCACCCGATTCAACCACTTTCACATTATCAAGAATTTTAACAGGAGTTATTTGTTTCTTTATTACACCAGTTCCATCTCCAAGTTGACCAGATGCACCGTTAGGTCCTGCGGCCCAAAGTGTCCCATCTGGTTTAATAAACAATGAGTTGATTCCGGCATCTACTTGATACTTCCCGTGAGGTTCTTCACATGCGTCAACAGTCTGAACTCCTACGGGAGAAAAGCTTGCCGTAAGAAGCACTGAAAGAGCAGCTGACAAAAAGAGACTTTTATTCTTTCTTTTCATATGTACCCTCCATACTATTGTTATATATTTATAAAATCGGATAAATATGTTTAATTTTTAACGTTTTTTTTGCTATCAGCTATTGGAAAGACAATCAATCGAGTCTTGCTGTATAACGTCTTATGTGATAAAAAAATCCCCCGCAGCTGCGAGGGAAGTATTGAAGGAGTCAGTTATTTGGTATCTATGCTGAAATTTGCTTTGTTAGGACGAATTCCACGAATACCGGTGTCGAAGCATCTCACTAACCAGGATCATTTTGTCACGCTCACGACGTCTTCTACCCGAATCCACACAGAATCCCAATCGCTGACCAGCCGGAACCGTCGATTGCTCGCGTCAATCTCCTTTACGACACCCCAGGCCGTCTCGTACACGCCCAGGCCGCTGCGAACTTCCCGGAACCACTTAACGTGGATCGCGTAGTCGTATTGCGTTGAGTCGTATATGCGAAAACAGTTTTCATCAAAGTCTATCTCGTCGACAACCGGACGCTCTACAAGGCCCCTTTCCGCGTTCATGCGTTGGATTTCCGCCTTGTGTTCTGGCAGTATCATCCGCATTGAGCCGAACAAGTCATCTATCTTCCGCCCCATCTTGATGTCTCCTTTCGTTCCCACGCTTCAAGCAACTTAATGTCGTCCGGGCGTGATCGATCCCATTCGATGTACTCTTCCCGGGCCAATGTGGCCAGCACCTCCATCACGCCGCTGCTACTGCGCCCGGTTTTCACGCACAGCTCATCCACAGTCGGCGTGCGCCGGCGCCCAACGGAAAAGTTGGCGATGATGCGCAGAACTTTCCGTTCAATATCCTGCAGCATAGCGATTCACCACTGGGGCAACGGCAAGGATGTTGTCAACGGAGAATACGCGAAACGCCCGACGCGCAAAGCAATAGGCTTTCACCCGGCCGCTGCTGATTTCATGTATCCGGACCGTTCTCTTCGACGTTCGGCCGCTGCGATCCAAATAGATGATCTCGACAAGATGACCGCTGTTCATATAGCGCTGTAAGTCCCCGAGCATAGTTGTTCCCCTCGCACACAAGAACATTTGTTTGTATTTTACACGAACGTTTGTTCTGTTTTCAAGACAATTTTCACCTAGATCTGTTCGCTTTCCATCAATTGGTGTAGAATTATGTAAATAAAAGTCAGAAAAATTTGCGAGGTGCCCTGGATGAATGCATTAAATTTCATACCTGTGATTCCAAAAGAAAAACAATACTGGCTTGTTAGGACTCAGGGAGGTAGATACTATCGCGATTTTAAAACAGGTGGATTCATTGCAATCAACTGGGATTCTATTACCTTTGATGACATAGAAGCACTGAATTTTTCTGAATTAACTCAAAAAGTTAAACAAGCGTATCCGGAAAAAAAGAAACCCGGTCGTACAGCAAATCAGTTACGGATATTTCACCAAGTGATTAAGCCTGGAGATATTGTGATTATCACGAGTTATGCTTCGAGTGAATTTTCAATTGGTGAAATCATGGATGAACCCCCTTATATACAAGTAGTTACAGAAGCGGAATTAGAAGCGAATCCACGATTGTGTCCATATCAAAAAAGAAGACGAGTTAAATGGTTGAAAACTTTACATAAGTGGGACGTAGATAAGGAATTATTTAAGTTGATTCAGCATGCCCAACATACAATCTCTGAAGCGAACAATTACGCTGATTCAATCGAAAGTCATATCCACAATTTTTATATCAGGGGGAATGAGGCACATTTAGTCTTAGAAGTGAAAAAAGAAGATAGTATTCCATTCACCGATTTTTACCGTATGGGGAATGAGATTATTCAACTAGTGGAAGAATTCTCAAAAGAAACTAAGAAATTCAATATCAATCTTAATGAGATTGAAATTAAGGTCAATGTATCATCGCCCGGTAAAATAACATTTAAAGGAACTGTACTCACTTTAGGCATTTTAGGTTTCCTTATTGTGGGTACATTAGGTGGGGGTGTTAAAATACCGATGCCCTCGTTTACTGGTCTTGAGCCGATCGAAATTCAACTGAATGGTGCGCTCCATGAAATATCCGAATTCCTAGATAGGAAACAAGCTCGTGAACATAGAGACTTATTATTAAAAACCTACATGGAACATTTAGAAGTTAAAGCTCCTGCGGAATTGGTCGATCTTTTGAAGGCTGTCGAGGCAACAAATGAGCAAAATGACGCTTCTGAAAAATGATCATTTGGTATATACTATGCTTAATCGCAAAAGCAGAAAGGATGTTAACCCATGGATGTGTTTTTGAATACAGTGTCCGTGATTGGTACCTTCTTCTGCGTTTTTGGACTGCTGTTCTTTGTTCAACGATATACAATTGGCTTCTTGCCTTTCTTCAAGAAGCAACTCAAAAATCAGCTCTCTATTGGAGATGTTTTCTTCTCCATTACTTCTATCATGTTTATTGTATTTTTCGTCGATTTTTATACTCCTTATTAAAAAAAGCCCTCTGGCGGTTCGTCGCCAGAGGGCTGCTGTTTTTACTCTGCTTTCGGTTTACGGTTGTTCAAGAAGGCCGCTACCACGGTGGCCACGGCAGCAGCGCCGTTCGCAATCGCGTTGATCTGCTCGTCCGTGATGATCGAGTAACCGAACGCCTCCAGCGCCAGTTTGGCGGCGCCCAGCAGGCCAGTGATCAGTACTACAGTGTTTCCCTCTTTCTTCATGTCACGCACATCCTTTCTTCAGTTTCACGGTTTTCGTTTCCCTGCACCACTCGACCGCCAAGCCAAGGACTGCAGCCATCTCTCGGGCCGGCGCGTAGGACGTGCCGTTCTCGATGATTTCCGTCACGTCTTTTCCGTTCACGCGGACCTGCTTAGTAGTTGCACACCATTCCACCTTGCCGCCGGAAGCATCGGCCACAGCTCGGATCGGCAACCAGGATACTCCGTCTCGGAGGTAACCCTGGACCGGCAGGCGGCAGCCATTGATCTCTACGGAAACCTTATCCACAGGTTTTTGTGCTGGTTGTGGATTTTCTGTGACTAAATTTTTTTGAACATCTTCCTTGAACTTCGCCCAGGCTTGCGCCGCTGTCAGTCCGGTGTACTTCCGTGCGAAGTCATCCGACACAAAATAGGCCGGGCAGTTCTTTCCGGTGATGTCGAAGTGGCGCCACAGCCTGTCCACTCCCCATCCATACCGCTTCAGGATGTCGGCGGCCAACTCCACCGTGCGGCGGTACGTTTCCTGGAAGTTGCCGTCCGCGTTGACGCACATCTCAATCCCAATCGTGCAGTTGTTCGGATAGCTGCTCAACTTGGCTACCGCCTCCCGTTTGTACTGCTTGGCGCCGACGTGGTAGGCCATTTCGTTTTCGGGCAGGCAGCGTACGATTTGCTTGTCGTCCACGATGTAGTGCGCGCTTGCCTCAGTTGTAGGCTTGTTGAAGTAGTTGCGGTTGGCCACAGCGTTCGCGCCTTTGCCCTCGTTGGCCGTCCAGTGGATGACAAGGCCCCGGGGGGTAATCTTGGTCCCGGGGCGCGCGTTTTTGTTTGTCAGAAGCATGTCGGTAATCTGCATGGCGTTACCTCCTCAGTTGGTCTTCCATACGGTCAAGCCGCTCGATGACCAGATCGTATTTCTCCGAGAACTTCTCCAGGATGTCCTGCAGGCGTTGTTCCCGCTCACGTGCTTCTTTCTTTGTGGTAAACAAGAGCCAAACGAAAAGGCCAGCGAACGGACCTTGCTGAATCAACGTGTTCCAAAGTGTTTCTTCCATGTGCTCCCCCACTTGTCTCTTTCTAACCCCGATCGGTTCGGGGCGGGCTCTCAGTCTTGATGCAAAATGGGGAGCCGCGGCCCCCATGAAAAAACGCCCTTCCCGCTGTGGAAAAGACGTCATTTTACTCTGTTGTTTGTTGTGGATTGGTGATGATTTCCGTTTTTTCGTTTTCAGTGATGTAGCCTTTTTGCACAGCCGTGGTGAGCTGATCCTCACCCCATGCGCCAGATTGCCAGCGCATTAAACAATAGGAATAAAGTTTGCTTGCCATCGATTATTCCTCCTTTCTCATCCTAACAGAAGGGCATCGACTGCCTCTTGGGTGATTCGAAGTTGTTCTTCCAGTTGTGCGATCTTTTCCTCTGGCGTGAGCGGACGGTCCAAATATTCATACCACAATTCTTTGGTCCGCGGATTAACGTATAGGACACCAGACTTTCCCACTTGTGGTTGTTCTTCCGGGATGGAATTAACCAGCATCGAATTGTCATCTGTTAGGCCGTCGTGCTGGTATTCAATAACTGTAACAATCGCTTTGTCTTCGCTGATTTTTGAAAATCTAATCTTCAACATGATTTATCACCTCTTCAAAATTTGTTTTGCTAATTTGTAAACTCCGTATTCTCCGGAGAAAAAGCAAGCTACCATTCCTGCCCCTATTTTCGCCGCCCTTCCTTGCCAATCCGAGCCAGTACCCACTTTCGGAGAGGTTTTCAGGAAGAGAACTTCGCTGGTAACAAGGTCCACAATAGCAAAGCCTTCATTTGTCGCGAAGGGGAACGGTAAGCAAACAACATCAGGAGCGATCTCGATAGGTTGGCACGGTTGTCCAATGCCTGTGACCGTAATTGTTTTTATCTCCGTTCCTGCGATCGGGTCAATTACTTTCACTTGCCCGCCCAAACATGCAACCGCATAACTTTGTGTGAAACAACATGTCCAGTTAAATCCGCTTGCCGATATACTTTTTGCAAACGAACCCGTAAGATTCTTAATCACGACAACGTTATTCGATGTCTGCGGGAAAATTACACGGTCTTTGGTAATGTCAATGTCACAACCATACATCGTATTTCCTACCGAGTTATTAAGACTATGTGAACGAACGATATTTAGGTTTAAATCGGCAACATCAATATGTCCCGTCCATACACAAAAATAGATTTCGTTACCAATAAGTTGGACGTGATATGCACCTATAGATGAACCGGTTGTTGTGCTTCTTACCCTTTTTATCGCCGCCCCTGTTTGAGCGTTCACCTCTGCCACTACCGCATAATAACTTTCACCGGATTTTCCGTATATATACAAACGCCCGTCCTCGGTTACGATCAGATCGTCATACGTCGCAATTTCAAAATTTGGATCAGACGAAAGAGGGAGATTGATTGTCCTTTTTAGCACCCCAGTTGTAGCATCGTGTACGAATACTTGTTTTGTTTTTCGAGAAAGAGCATAGATTTCATTAGCTGATTGTCGATACCGCAATGCATGGACGTTATTTATATTGTGTGTCGTCGCTTTACTCCAGATAGTTTTTTTAACGTCCACAAACTCGTAAATTTGGACGGGTAAATCTTGTCCAACACGAAGGCCTCCACCTTTCCCGTGGGCAGCTAACACTTGTATTACGTCCATCCTCTCACCTCCTACGCAATATTTGTAATGTCTCCGTCCGTGTCGTATGTCATCGTCCACACCTTCGTCTCGACCGGCGTTGTTCCATCCGCTGCGTAATACGTCCAGGTGTCCGTCTGATAGTTTCCGTTCGCGTCTGGGTTGCTCAAGACCGAGCGCATGAACAGTGTGTCGTCCTGACGGCGGTATTCCACGGTCGTAAAGATGCCATTAGCGTCCTTCCCGCTCTTGGTCACCTTGTAGTTGGCCAACTTGTCGGCCACGATCCGCCCGAATCCGTCCCGCGTCGGGATCTGGTTTGGGCCGGCGCCGACGGTTTTACCTCCCACGCTGGCCGCGTCGCCAGTGATGCTCACATTTGCTTTACCATCCGCCCCCAGGCGCAGCACCTTGTTGGCACCGCTTGTCGCTACCTCTGAATGCTGGACGAAGTCGGAGGCGTGTTTACCGTCCACGGTGTCGGCATCACCGGTAATGGAGAACTCACCTTTCCCCGTGCTGTTCAGCCGAGGAATCTTGTTTGCTCCATTCGGAGCTACCTCGGTCTGCTTGACAAACGTGGAACTGTCAACGACTGCGCGCCGGTCATTGGATGTGATTACGCTGCTGGCATCCGTAGCAAAATACCAAAGAAGGCATTTCGCTTGCGCGGTTGCTTGGTTCGTAGTGATTTTGACCACACCGTCGGAATCAAGGTAAAT